ACAGTTGAGTTCCAACTCTCCTACTGGACTGCTGAAACTGGCGCTGCTGCTGGGTCTAACCCACCCGCTGTTGCTCCTGGAGAGTGATTTTTTAAGATCATAAATAGAATAGTTGGTGAGCAACCCGTTAATACACAATGAGTCAGTTATTTGGTTTTCAAATTAACCGTAAGGATAAGGACAGGGGGCAATCCCCTGTCCCTCCCAACGCAGAGGACGGAGTTGCCGTAGCTGCGGGGGGATATTTTGGTACTTACGTTGAGACGGATGCTCAAGCAAGAAATGAGTATGATCTGATTAAGAGATATAGAGATATGTCTCTTCATCCAGAAGTTGATTCTGCTATTGATGATATTGTAAATGAATTTGTCGTCAGCGATTCCAACGATACTTGTGTGGAGATTGAGTTATCGAATCTAGATGTTGGCGCTTCAGTAAAGAAAAGAATTAGAGAAGAGTTTGAGCACATCAAGCGTATGCTCAACTTCGACATGAAGGCACATGAATTAATTCGTAATTGGTATATTGATGGTAGATGTTATTACCATAAAGTAATTGATCTTGCCGATCCTAAGAAAGGTATTTTAGAACTTCGTTATATTGATCCACTCAAAATCCGTCGTGTAAGACAGAAGATCGGAAAGGTAGAGGATCCTGTAGTTGTAAGAGGCACCGCTCTAGAACACGAGTGGGGAGACTACATTGATTATTATATTTACAATCCAAAAGGTTATGCTAGGTCATCTGCCCTAATGGGTACTGGAGATTTTTCAGCAAACCAGGGAATCAAAATGGCTTTTGATTCGGTAACTTATGTTCATTCTGGTTTGCAGGATATGAACAAAAGGATGCATCTTAGCTTCCTACATAAAGGTATCAAGTCACTCAATCAACTTAGAATGATTGAGGATGCACTTGTAATTTATCGTTTATCTCGCGCACCTGAGCGTAGAATTTTCTACATTGACGTTGGTAACCTACCTAAGGTCAAAGCAGAACAATATCTTCGTGATGTAATGAATCGCTATCGTAACAAACTTGTATACGATGCGTCAAGTGGTGAGATTCGTGATGATAAAAAGCATATGAGTATGCTTGAGGACTTCTGGTTACCTCGTCGTGAGGGTGGTCGCGGTACTGAGATTACAACTCTACCAGGAGCACAGAACCTTGGAGAACTCAAGGACGTGGAGTATTTTAAAAAGAAACTCTACAATTCTCTCAATCTTCCTCCCTCTCGTCTTACTGACGATAACAAAGGATTTAACCTTGGTAAAACCACTGAGGTCCTACGTGATGAACTCAAGTTTAGTAAGTTCATCGGAAGACTTCGTAAGAGATTTAGTGGAATCTTCCACGATATTCTCAAGACCCAACTTATCCTCAAAGGAGTAATTGCTCCTGAAGATTGGGATGATATGCAAGAGCATATTCAATATGACTTCCTGCATGATAACCATTTCAATGAACTCAAAGAGATTGAAATGCTGACTCAACGAATGGGTCTCGTAACACAGATGGATCCTTTTGTCGGCAAGTATTACTCTGTTGATTATATTCGTCGTCATGTTCTTGGTCAGAAAGACAAAGATCTTAAGGAGATGGATAAACAAATCCAGTCCGAGATCAATTCTGGTCTGGTCATGGATCCAACCCAGGTCAATATGTTCGATACTATGGATCGACAGAACACTGCATTCGCACCAGAACTGCAGGGCATTCAAGCAGATGACTCATTTGATAGAGAGCAAGATTCTGCTGATGCAAACCTTGATAGAGAACTACAAAAACAAAAGTCTCTACCTCCAAGTCAACCTAAAGATAAATAATTTTAAATTATGGAACAATCAAATCCCAACGCCGAGGTTCTTAACGTAGTTAAGTCCATCGAAGACGGACAAAGAGCGAATGCAATTGATGCAATTCAGGATCTTTTGTATGCTCGTGCTGCAGATGCAATGTCTCAGTACAAACAGATTGTAGCGAAATCATTTTTTGACGAACCAGCAGAGGCACTACCAGATGAAACTGATAACGGAAACGATTGAAGACGTGAAGGTTATCACCGAAGGAAACGGTGATAGCAAGAAACTTTACATCGAAGGAGTATTTCTTCAGTCGGAACTAAAGAATCGTAACGGTCGTGTATATCCCTTTTCGGTTCTCGAAAAAGAAGTCAATCGTTACAACGAAGAGTACGTAAAAACTAAGCGTGCTTTAGGTGAACTAGGTCACCCTGACGGTCCTACCGTCAACCTAGACAGAGTGTCCCACAGAATCACTGATCTCCGCGCTGAAGGTAACAACTTCATGGGCAAGGCACAGATTCTAGATACCCCAATGGGTAAGATCGCTAAGAATCTTCTAGAAGAAGGAGTTCAACTTGGTGTTTCTTCTCGTGGTATGGGAAGCATCGATAAGCGTGAAGAAGCAAACTATGTTATGGATGACTTCATGCTAGCAACTGCAGCAGACATTGTTGCTGATCCATCCGCCCCTGATGCATTTGTAAACGGCATCATGGAAGGCAAGGAATGGGTATGGGACAATGGAATTCTAAAGGAATCAAAAGTTGCTAAATACCAGAGATATATGAGCGAGTCCACTCGCGCACAACTGGAAGAGAGGACTCTCAAAGTATTTGAGAACTTCCTTTCAGGATTATAATTTAATAAATAAACTTAGACTAATCATACGAAACACGGGGAAACTCAAATGTCAGATATGTTAAACGAAAAGTTTGCGGAGTTCGTTAGTGAGCAAAATATTGTCCTAGCAGAGGGCGACCCAATGCCTACCGTAACCGCAGCTGTACTCCCAGCAAATCCTGCCGCTCCTAGTGGTGGTATTTCTGGTGAACCAAATCGCGCAAAGGGCGGTAAGGATCCCGCTCCTAGCGTGGGTACTGAAGTTGCCCCATCAGGTCAGTCTGTTACCGATAATGGCGGTCCCCGTCCAGACGGTAACGATGAGGGCGAGGACAACCCAGGCGCTAAAGCAGCAGCACCAGTTGGTGCTAAAGCAGCACAAAGCGATGGTACAGCACAAACCGCAAACATTCACGATGCTGGTGATCAAGGAACCACACCTTCTGTAGGTGCTGAGGTTGCTTATGGAACCAGCAAAGGTCCCGACGTTTCGTATCCTATCAAGCCTTCCTACGAGTCACTTGACGTTTCTGACGACGTTAATGCACTATTTGAAGGAACAGAACTTTCCGAAGAGTTTAAAGAGAAAGCAACCACAATCTTTGAGGCTGCAATCAAAGCGAAACTCTCCGAAGAGTACGACAAGCTTGTAGAACATTTCGCTACTGAAATGGAGAAGCACGTTGCTGAAGCAAAGAGCGAGCTCTCTGAAGAAGTTAGCGGAACTGTTAACTACGCCATCGGTCAATGGATGGAGCAAAACCAAGTTGCTGTTGACCGTGGAATCAGAAATGAGATTACTGAAGACTTCATCGCAGGTCTCAAGAATCTCTTTGAAGAGCACTACATTTCTATCCCCGAAGACAAGGTTGACGCGGTAGAAGGTATGGCTGATACTATTCGTGAAATGGAAGAGCGCCTAGACGAACAGGTCAAGGCTAATGTGAAACTACAGAATCGTCTCAATGAGTCTGCTAAGCAAGTTGTTCTGAACACTGTTTCAGAAGGACTCGTAGATACTCAGAAAGACAAACTCGCTGCTCTCGCTGAGGGTGTTGAGTTCACTTCAGAAGAGGAATACTCCAAGAAGCTCAACACAATTAAAGAGAGTTATTTCCCTAACTCTCCTGTAGTGAGAGAAGAGACTGAAGAGACTCCCGTAGAAGGCGAAGAGGCATCCCCAGCAATGGCGGCATATCTCCAAGCACTTAACCGTTGGGGTCAATCCTGATTATAACGTACTAATTTTTCCAAACACAGAGGCACAAACTAATGTTTAATGCAAAATCTCTGCAGGAAAAGTGGGCACCTGTTCTAGGTCATGAGAGCGCAGGCTCCATTAAAGATAACTATAGAAAGAGTGTTACCGCTGTCCTGCTCGAAAACCAAGAGCGTTTCCTACGCGAAGAGCGTGGAATGCTTTCCGAGGTCGCAGTTAACTCCCTCGGTGCTGGCACCGTTACCCCTGCTGGTTCAGCACTCGGTAACTCCAACACCGCAGGTCTTGCAGGTTTCGATCCTGTATTGATCTCACTAATCCGCCGTGCAATGCCTAACCTCGTTGCATATGATATCTGTGGCGTCCAGCCAATGTCTGGTCCTACAGGTCTAATCTTCGCAATGCGTTCACGTTACGAGAACCAAGGCGGCGAAGAGGCACTGTTCAACGAGCCCGATACTGGATTCTCTGCTGGTTACGATGCTAACGCTGGTGACTACACTCCACGTACTGGCGCTGGTGTCGGTGGCGATTCTGAAGGCAACAACCCATCACTACTTAACGACTCACCTGCAGGCACCTATGAGGTAGCACAGGGCATGAGCCGTGAAGATCTTGAGCGCATGGGTGAGTCGAACAGACTCTTCCGCGAGATGTCCTTCAGCATCGAGAAGACCTCTGTGACTGCGAAGTCCAGAGCACTCAAAGCTGAGTACACTCTAGAACTAGCACAAGACCTCAAGGCGATCCATGGTCTAGATGCTGAGCAGGAGCTTGCTAACATTCTGTCTAGCGAAGTTCTTGCTGAGATCAACCGTGAAGTCGTCAGAACGGTCTATCGTGTTGCTAAGCCTGGTGCTCAGAACAACACTGCTTCTCAAGGTATCTTCGACCTCGACGTTGACTCCAACGGTCGTTGGTCTGTTGAGAAGTTCAAGGGTCTTCTCTTCCAAATCGAGCGTGATGCTAACGCAATCGCACAAGAGACTCGTAGAGGAAAGGGCAACTTCCTAATGTGTTCCGCAGACGTTGCTTCCGCACTAGCAATGGCTGGCGTACTCGACTATTCCTCAGGTCTAACTGGCGCTGGTGGTCCTTCCATCGGTGAAGTTGATGACACTGGTAACCTCCTAGTCGGTACAATCAACGGACGCATCAAGGTCTACGTTGATCCTTATGCAGCAAACCTCAGCGACAAGCACTTCTATGTCGTCGGTTACAAGGGCACCTCGCCTTATGACGCAGGTCTCTTCTACTGCCCATACGTACCCCTCCAAATGGTTCGTTCCATCGACCCAGGCACCTTCCAGCCTAAGATTGGCTTCAAGACTCGCTACGGCATGGTATCCAACCCATTCGTTACCACTAACGGTCTCTACAGCGGCACCCCTGACGCTGAAGCACTCACCGCAAGTGCTAACATGTACTACAGAAGAGTCCAGGTTACAAACCTCATGTGATTCTCGTTTACATATCAACACAGAGGACCTTCGGGTCCTCTTTTTTTATGTCTATATAAAAACAAAAACAATGAAAAGTGAGATGCAATACCTCATTTGGTCATCTATAGTGGGACAATTAGAGAAAGCAGGCGATAAGAAGTCTGTTTACTACAGTCAAGCATACGCCAAAATGAAACAAAATGAACCAAAACGAAACAATGCCTAGAGGAAGAGTGAGCAAGACCGATGTTCTTGCTAGAGTATACAAGTTGAAGACTGAGCTGTATGATGGTACACAGCATCATAAGTCAGGAGACTGGCATGATGGTGCTCACCACGCTTACAACACTATTCTGGATTTACTAAATGAGTATTCAAACTGACTGGCGCTACAGCGACGAACGTATGGATGTAAGAACACAAGGACTAAACATCCTTCTTAAAAAATTTGGTTCTGAGATCTGTTCTGATGGATCCCCACGCTACTCCAATCAAAGCATTTACGAATGTGTTCATGATTGGGTGTCTCAGGGTAACGTGAGAACTGACGGTATTGTCGCATACTACAAAGCATATTACGCATGAATTCAGACGAGAGGAGAGAGTTCTACAAGTCATTACGAGAGAGGATTAATCAACTAAGAATGAATCATCTCTTTGAGGAACCATGTCCTCTTTACGAACCCGAATGGGATGAAGATCTTTGGGATTGTAGATTAAGTTACGATTACGACGACGAGGAGAATCGAGATGACTGCTAGAACACTTGTCCTTATTGGATGCTTTTTACCTCTCATCATTATCTACATAGTAATGAAACTTGCTGTGTGGGTATCTGCTGTTAATGCTGAACAGGATTATGTCAGAAGAGAACCTTTACGAGAACGAGGACCCTTCGTGGCGGATGCATATGCAGACGTTGATGAAGAGGAAGAGGAGTATGGAGATCGCACAGACTATAGATAAGGCACTGTACGATTACTATTCCGAATTGGGTAAACCTGTTCCTAAATGGAAAAAGAAAGATCCTGATTGGTGGACAGAGTATCTTGAAAGTTTAGGAATAGATCCGAGGAATCCCTAATGGAAGAAAATGAACCAGTTATATATGAAATGAAATTTAGTATAGAGGATATCCACCTCCTCTATCACTGTGTATGCAAAAGAATTGAGAACTGGGAAGGTTCTCCAGCAAGACATCCAACTGAGCAAGAACACCTCTGGTACTTAAGAGATCAGTTGTACAGAGCAGTTCTTGACTACAAATTCCATGATATGTGACTCACTAAATAGTGTGTAGCTTGGGAAGTTGACATGTCTGCTAATTGGTATGAGGAGCAGCCAAAAAATAGAAATTATCTATCACCACTCGGATTCAAACTGAATCTCGATAAGTTTAAAGGTGTCGATTTTTTCTGTCAGGCAGCAAACATTCCTGATATCAATATGCCTGTTACAGAAGTCCCCACAAGGTTTCGCTCTCTGCCTATCGTTCCTGGCGGTGGAGTGACCTTTGGGGACTTTCTTGTACGTTTTATCATCGATGAGGATCTCGTCAATTACAGGTCCATACAGGACTGGATTAGAAGCAATGGTAATGACGGTGATGCAAGTGTCCCCTCAGAACCAGAATACAGTCTAGGTAATCTTATGATTACTACGTCTCACTACAACCCAGCGTTCTCGGTCAACTTTGAAGGTCTGTTCCCCATCTCACTTACGGGAGTTCAGTTTGACGCTTCACTATCTGACCAAGAATATTTGACTGCTGATGTTGTATTCAAGTATCACTCTTACAAAATCAAATCTATCTAATGAATTTTGACTCTCTTCGTAATCGTTTTGAAAAAATTCGTGCTGAATGGAATGAAGACTCTGCTGTAGATTTCCAATTTAAGAACAAGCAATATAGCACAGATCTTGGACAACTCGCTCTAGAGATCCCTTTCCAGCACAATAAATACTTAAACCACTACACTGATCTATCACAAATTAAAACCTCGCTTGAGTTTGAAGCACGCAAACTTGTACGAGAAAAAAGAGAATACTACGGTGGAGAAGCGGAAGCAAAGGTGTACGCAGAGAAACCCTTTGGATCGTCTATCAAAACATCGGAAAAAATGAAAGTATATCTTGAGTCTGACGAAGACATCATCAACATGGAAGCAAAGATCAAGTATCTAGATCAGATGCTTTACTTCCTCGATAGCGTAATGAAGCAGATCTCAAACCGAGGTTTTCAAGTGAACTCAGCAATCCAGTGGGAGAAATTTATCAACGGAAGTGACTAATGACCGACATTGTAATCAAAAAGAAAAATGAGGTTTACGTCACTGTAAAAGGTGCTCCTCATGTACATCATGAACTATCTGATTACTTTTCATTTGAAGTCCCAGAAGCAAAGTTCTTAAAAAGAAATCCCAGATACAAATACTGGGATGGAATGATCCGCTTGTATTCGCCTGGGACTGGTGAGTTGTATGGTGGTCTTTTAGATCACTTACAAGAGTGGGCACATGAAAGAGCATACACCGTTGGATTTGAAACTAACGATTGGTATGGTGAAGTAGAAGAGAGTAATGACTTTGTATCTTATGAAGGGGTCAAAGTTTTTATGGATAAGATTGCCTCAGTAAAACCTCGCGAGTATCAATACAAAGCAGTGTATGAGGCACTGAAAAACAATCGCAAACTACTTCTTTCTCCTACGGGAAGTGGTAAGTCTTTGATGATCTATTCTCTCGTCAGATACTATACTGCTACCAACAAGAAGACGCTGATCATCGTCCCTACTACGTCCCTGGTAGAACAGATGGTCAATGACTTTAAAGAGTACGGATGGAATGCTGATGCTCATGTCCATAAGATTTACAGTGGTAAAGATAAGAATACTGATAAGGAAGTCATCATTTCAACATGGCAGTCTATCTACAAGTTTCCAAAGAGATACTTTGATGATATTGACTGTGTGATTGGTGATGAAGCACACTTGTTTAAGTCTAAATCATTAACAGGCATTATGACGAAACTTCATAATGCGAAATATAGATTTGGTTTTACTGGAACACTAGATGGTAGTAAAACTCATAAGTGGGTATTGGAAGGATTGTTTGGATCATGTAAGCAAGTTACTAAAACAGATGATCTAATCAAATCAGGATACTTATCTAAGTTTAGGATTAAGGTATTACTCTGTAAGCATAATCCAGAATACTTTGAATCATATCACGAAGAGATCGATTACTTGTGTGAACATCGTGGTAGAAACAATCTTATCAAGAATCTAGTAGCAGATATTGAAGGGAATACCCTAGTGCTTTTCAATTATATCGAGAAGCATGGTGAACCGTTGCATGAATTGATAAATAGTACCGTAGACGAACAGAGAAAAGTATTCTTTGTTCATGGTGGTACTGACGTTGAAGATAGAGAAGAAGTAAGAAGACTGACTGAAACAGAAAACAATGCTGTAATCATTGCTTCTTACGGAACATTCTCTACTGGTATCAATATTAAACGACTACACAATATTATCTTTGCATCACCCAGTAAGTCTCGTGTTCGTAACTTACAGTCCATTGGTAGAGTTCTACGTAAAGGTGAAGGAAAAGATCTAGCAACACTATATGATATCGCTGATGATATCAATGGTAGAAATTATACTCTCAAACATTTAAATGAAAGAGTAAACATCTACCAATCAGAAAACTTTAAGTATGAAGTTATAAAGGTAAACCTACGATGAGAAACGTATGGAAGAAGAATTTATTGCAACTATTAAATTAGTATCTGGAGAAGAGATTGTAGCAAGGGTTGCTTACATGCCTGAAGAAGAGTCATGTTTAATACATGAACCTATGGAAGTAGAAGCAGTAAGTAAAACAAAGAAGAACCATACTGTAGATGGTTTTACTTTAAAAGAATGGATTCATTCTACTTTTGAAGATATGTTTGTTTTACCAAAGAGACATATCCTTACTATGACTGAATGTGATGAGAAAATAACTGAGTTCTATCTACGTTGTTTATCTCAAGATAAGAAAGCAAAGTCATTAACTAAGTTTCATGGTGAAGGTAAGAAAGGTGATCCAAGTAAAATCTTACCTGGGTACATTGGATCAGTAGAACAATCAAGAGACCTTCTAGAAAAAATTTATAACTCAGGTACAGGTACTAAAGAGTAGCTAAGAGCTTTAATTACCTTTGAACCTCTCACAAGGTTAATTGTACTGAGTTTCTGAGGTTACGTCAAGCCCTTTATGAAATCGATTTACATTTGCACACAGATCTTCTATGTGCTATACTCCTAACAGGAATCAAAGACAAGAATGGTCAAGCGTAAAAACACTGAATACTATGTAAACAACAAAGAACTCCTAGAGGCAATGACTGTCTATCGGGAGAGAGTGATTTACGCTAAAGAACATGAGAAACCTAAACCAAGGGTTCCCAATTACATTGGTGAGTGCTTCTTGAAGATTGCTACTCACTTGTCTTACAAACCAAACTTTGTAAACTATCCATTCAGAGAAGACATGATCTGTGATGGTATTGAAAACTGTTTACAGTACATTGATAACTTTGATCCCGAGAAATCTTCTAATCCATTCGCTTACTTCACGCAAATCATTTACTACGCATTCCTACGTCGTATTCAGAAAGAGAAGAAACAGTTAGAAATTAAGCAGAAGATTCTAGACCATTCCGATTCTGCTACAGTGATGCATGTTGATGACCATGGTAACGGCATGTCTGGTATGAATGCCTCTAGGTCTGATATGAATAGCATTAAAGAAAACATTGAAATTAGAATGAACCGATGAGTGAACACCCTGAAATTGCTGAACATGAATGGTTTAAAACTAAGTGGGGAGAATTCCGTGTTGAACAAAAACGATTTGGAACGTGGTCTAGCTACGGTAAGGATGGTACGCCGTACATCACCGCACTTACGAGGGAAGTTTGTATTTCGGGAACGAGATTCCACCTGGAAGGTATCAATACTAACTGGGCAAACTGTAGGACTTCCAAACCGTTTAGCGGAATCGTTGGAGGAAAATTATGAAGATCGC